GCAATAAGTTTTGTACCAAAATTATCTAATACCCATAAACCTGGGTCAATAGTAAAGTCAGTAGAAGATGCACTACCCCAACCTGCGTATGAAGTTATGTTTGTAATTGTAACTCCTGCACTATGTCCTGATTTAGTTGTGCCATTAACTTCTCTTGCTCCCCCACTTAAAATATTTGTTGTGGTATTATTATTTGTATAAGAAATAAATTCAGACCCTATTTGAATAGTACCTGAAGATGGAAATGCTGAAGAATCTGTTAAAGGAATAACCGTTACAGCATCATTAATAGTAGAAGCTAGTGTTGTTGTTGCAGCACCTAAAGATGTACCACCAAATAAACCTGTACCCCAACCAAAACCACCTAACTGCTGTGCGGGTCCAACTGTGTAATAACATAAAATAGATGTAGATCCTGAGTTTGTAACTGGTGTTCCTGTTTCCGCAACCGCCATTGTAATTGTAAATGTTGTACCACTAGGTACAGATGTAACCATAAATTTTTCATCTTCAAACGTAGCATTAGTAAATGTTGATCCACTCAATCCAGTAACTGAATCAAACATTACAATATCATTTTGTAACAAACCGTGATTACCTGTGCAGGTTATTGTAACTGTTTTTGAACTTGATGTACTTGTAAAATCAGCACCGGTTAAGGTAGCTCTAATTGGGTGTATATCATAATACACACCACCTGAAAAAACATATAAAATACTGCTAGTGCCTATGGCTGCAAATTTAATACCTGCGTTATCATCCCAATGATGAATAGCTCTTGCAACACCTGTTAATTTATCGTCACCTAATTGAGACCAACCACCTATTTTTTCTGGACTACCATATCGAAAACGAACAAAGTCGCCATCAAACCATTGTCCCTCAGCCCCGGTCTCTGTAACTTGTTTGTTGAACCCTGGTGCAAAACCTAATTTTTGTAACATATAGCCTCATTATAATACTATTTTATTCCTGATGGTAGACCTAGCTTAGCTCTTCCATCAAATTTATTTTTGTCTGCAAATGGGCCATTCACATGATTATAATGTAGAAATACTTGACCGCAAATGTCCCCGTCAAAAGGCTCTCGCCAATGTTCGAGTTCACATCCACTATATACTAGCATATCTCCTACTTCAAGCAAGACTTTCGTGCCTGCTGGAGCGTTAGGTTTATGGATATTTTTGTATTCATCTATTACAGTGTTTGCTCCTGTGCCATCTATAAATATAGGCCAAGGATTACCACCTAGATTAACTGTTGTAGATATTTCACAACTAGGTCTGTCTTTATGTCTTCTAAGTTCATCACCTTTTTTGTAAGCTCTAGCATAAGAATATGTTGGTATTAAATCTAGTCCTGTGTGTTTTTTCATTACTGGTAGCATTTTAACCATAAGAGTTTCCATAGCAAAATCAGCATAACATGAGTAAGTATTAGGAATTTGTTGATCGGTCCATGTTCCAAGTATCGGGGACTGTGCGTGTATGTTATGTTCGTACATATAACCTACTGCATCTCTTTTAAGTAAAAAGTAATTAAGTATAAAATTAGCTAGATCATAAGATACAGCGTTCTTAATTACTTGATATTTTTTATCTTGAAAACTCATACTACCATACACTTTTGTAAAAAATTAAAAGACACTGATATTCTTATATCATTAGAATTATTAGGATCAACACAATGCATTAACCATGACGGAAACATAATACATCTTCCAGCAACAGGTTCATAATGTGTCTCTCTCCATAATCTTGCAGGTTTTTCTCCATCTTTTTGCCTAGGTCTAGACATACAAGCAACTGATCTTGGATCATCTATTTTTAAATGTCCAGAATTTTTAGGAGCTTTAATATAATATACACCAGACCACAATGAGTTTGGATGTTGATGTGCTCTATTCATTCCACCTGGAGGATTTATATTAGCCCACATATTACCAAGTACAGGTTCACTATCTAAATGTTCTTGATTGTAAATAGTTTTTTGACATGCATATAACATACTAACTAATTTTTGATATTCAGGTAATTCATTCATATTAGTATGTGAATGCCAACCTTGCACATTAGTTCTAACCACACCATTATCTTTTTTAGACCAAGCTACTATATCTCGTTCCAACTCTTGATTAAGGGTTGGGTGTTCTATGTCTGCAATATAGATAGGTGTTGGGAAATGTAGATCTCTATGCATTATTTAAATGGTGTCCCTCCAAACCACATAACAAGTGATTTTCTATTACCTCGTATTACAGGGGTAACTCTGTGTCTTATAAAAGATGCAAAAAATATAGCTTGTCCTTGTTTAAGTTTAGCAATCTTACCTTCTTTCATTAATTCTAAATCTCCGCCTTCAAACTCTGATTCAGGAGACAATAAACAAGTCATAGATATTTTTCTAACAGGGGGTTCATGCTTCATGTTTACATCATTATCTACATGCCAATCATAAAATCCACCTTCTGGATATTCTGTGTATTGCGCCATTTCAGTTATAGTCATTCCATCAAAACCAAAATGATTACCATTAGTGGTCTTCATAATTTTTTCTATATCTTTATACATGTCACCCATTTTTTTAAAAGGTATCCAACTGATATGTGAAGTTCTAGTTTTAGTATCTAACACACCACCTTTAATGCCTTCTTTATTTCCAACAGATGCATCTTGTTTAGGTTCAGCACGTCCAGCTGCAATAATCATTTTACATTGTTCAGGTGTAAAGATTGGTGTTGTTGTTTCAACTATAAAAGATCGCCAACGTGGTTCTGTAATCATATTAATATCCGTATTCTACCCATCCCGTTATTATATATTTATCATTTGATAGAGGTGGGTTGCCTCTATGAACATGTGTAAATTGTGATGGCCATATCATCAATGTATTTTTCTGTGGTTTAAATCTACACTTTTGATATAAAAATTCTGTTTCACCACCTTCGTCCACATCATTTAAATATAACATAAAAGCTAAAATTCTATTTCTAGCTTTCATTTCTGCATTTTCACAATGCCAAGTGTGATAACCCTCACCTATTTTAGTTTTTTGTATTTTAACTTCTAGTATGTTGTGAGTAGCTAATTTTTTTAGATAAGAATATTTTTGAACATATAAAGGATAGGCTTCTTTAAAAAATAAATCTATAAAAGGTTTATTGTTATAAGTCATTGGAACATGGGGTGCATCCATTACCGTGTTAATTGCATGATCAGAAACAAATGTTTCATCTGCTTTTCTAGGAAACACGATGCCTTGTTTTTCACAATTATTAAAATAATTTAAATAATCATCTATTAATTCATTCGGCATAAAATTTTTAAACAGACCAATATGATCATCTCTAATTAAATATTGTTTATCCATTACGTAGCTCCTCTGTTTCTAATTGGATCAAACTGTACATCACAGTTTGCAGCAAGAGTTCGTCTAGTCTCATTAGTTCCATTAAATGGGTAAACACAGTGTCTCATATCATATGGAAATATATAAAAATCTCTAAGGTCCATTGGTGGTTGATAATCAATTTTTGCAAATTGACCATTGGCAGCTCCTAATATTTGTAGTCTACCATTTTGTTGTATGTGTTCTGCTGAATATTCTTTACCATAAGTTGATGGTAATTTTAAAATCATCACACTTGATAGTCCAGTAAATAACATACCTCTATGAATATGTGTTGGATTATATTCGTGTTGTTTCATTTCATTAACCCAAATAGAATTTAAATGAGTTTCATATTCTCTAATTTTATTAAAAGCTAAATAATGTTTAAACACAGTCATGAAATAATTTGTAACATTTTGAGGCAACATATTATGGTTCTTCATCTTAGTTTGATCATGACCATGATAAAATAATGAGTGTTCATTTTCTATCTTACCTACCAACTGACCATTAGCGGGTGCAAGATTATGAAAATTTTGTTCATAGATCTGATTAATCGTAGTAAATATATCAAGCGGTACTTGATACTTTAAAATAGATTGACCTAAAAATACAAAATCAAATTTAAGATTTTGGTTTTCCATGTTGTTCAATTTGTTCTTTTTCTTTATAACTATTTTCTAGTTCACCAGACTTTTTAATTCTTTGTAATGAATTTAATTGTCCCATTACATTAAATATTTCAGACTCCGATGAGTTAGCATTTAGTGTTTTTGCTTTCTCGTGATACTGCATACCATATGATTCTAGTTGATGTTGGTTAACATCTTTGTCATTAAATGATCCATCATTAAATTCTTTCTTTAATCCAGACCACATTTTAATTTCTCTCATTCTATGTTTAGCAACTTTCTCCATAGAAGCTTTACCAAAGATAGCTTCATCTAAATCTATTTTATATTTAGTTGCTTTATATTCATCTTCTTCTTTTTCTACTTTACCTTCTAACCATTTAATCTTTGCTTCGTTTCTTCTATAGTCAAACGATAATGTCATTAAGTTATCTAAGTATGATGATTGTTCTCTAACACACTGCCAGTATTTTGCAGCTTTAGTTGGATATCTATTGTCTTGTAGTACAGAAAACCTTGCTTCTGTTTCTGTTCGAAACATTTGTTTCTTGGTCCAAGTGTCTCTAAGCTCGTCTACCATACCTTTAAAATCTGATAGATCTTCTTGTTCTAATAAATTATTTAAATGAGGTTCTTCACCTTGTATTACTTCTCTAACGTCTTTTTTCATTTCTTTATCCTTTATAGTTCTGTCTTATATATATTGTTTAAAATATATTACAAGTCTTATGTAACGTCAAATGTTCTAGTGACTGATGCACCTGCACCTGTCCATTCTTCTGTTGTACCTACTTTTCCTGATGGATTACTTCCTCCTGAATATAGTGCAGCAGCTGCTGTTCCACTACTTGCTCCAGAAGATCTTGCCGTACTTATATTTGTAGTTTCAGTCCAGTTAGTTCCATTCCATTCTTCAGTTATTGCTAGATAAGTAGTAGTGTATCCACCATACATTAATGCTGAAGTGCTATCTGCTCCAGCTCCTCCTGCATTTGATCTAGCAGTATTTAAATCATTTACTTCTGTCCAGTTTGTTCCATTCCAAATTTCTGTTAAAGCTGATTTTGGACCTGTTGATCCACCAAATGCTAAAGCTGATGTTGCAGTCCCTACACCATTTAATTGATTTCTAGCTGAGTTTAAATCATTGACTTCAGTCCAATTGCTTCCATTCCAAGATTCTGTATCGTCAAAGTTACCTGCTGGAGAATTTCCAGCAAAAATTATTCCATTACTATTAGATGTTCCTGCTCCTGCAGCATAAGCTCTTGTAGTATTTAAATTTGCAACTTCTGTCCAATTTGTTCCATTCCAAGTTTCTGTTTTATTTGATTCTCCTGTGTTACCTACAAAACTAGCACCAGACACGGCTGAAGATTGAGTTCCATAACCAGCTCCAGCTCTTCTTGAGTTGACCATATTATTAACTTCTGTCCAACTAGTTCCATCATATGTTTCTGTATTAGCTGTACCACCTGGAGTAGGATTATCTCCACCATATATTAATCCTGCTGTTTTAGTTCCTACTGAAAGTCCTGTGTTTTGTTCTCTACCTAAATTTAAACTTCCACCTGTAGCCCAAGATCCTACACTTGTTACTGACTGACCTTTTAAAACATTTGATGTCGAGTTATACCAAAGTTGTCCTTCAACAGGATTCGATGGGTCTGATGCTAAGACCTCAATTTGTGTTCCTTTAATTTCTTTGTATGTTGCCATAATTAATCCGTATCTATTGTTCTAATT